CCGCACGCACTTATCCTGCCTGCCCTCTCGCAATGAACAACACTAAGTTAGCTGTGACATCCACCCTGGTGCTCTGCACAGCCATATGCGTTAAAAAGATTGACTTCCGCCAAGCGGCGTCTTTCTTATGTGAATACCTCTCGTCTGAACCGGCTATTACGTCTGATTTCATGCGTGAGGCGTTTACCCAAACCATGATGTCCGACCCTAAACCCGTCAATGGACATACACATGCCAGTGCCGCATCCCTTCGATCGTCCGCCACCAACTTTGCACGTGATCTTGCATTGTTTGCGGGTGTTGAGCTCTATAGCGTACAGATGTCTAAAACAGACCAACGCCGTGGAATCAAGGGTAGCCGCAAATGGTTTTGGGCTAAAGATACCAATGTTGCTGTCGCAAACGCCAGACCACGATGGGATGATCTGGAATACCTTTGTGACGTAGACTATTACATGGATATGCCTTCCTATCTCGCGAACCGAGCCAAACCCACGCTACTTTATACTTGCGTGCCAGAAGCTGCCGCATACACCGTTGATAACTCTTCTGTTTTCTTCGACGAAGAAGCTAACCTCCACACTCTTGTGTCTGGTGGTGGCCACTACGTACATCCCCTGTGGAACTACGCTGGTGATTCTTTGATATGCACTCACACGTTTCTTGGACTCCCTACAAGGATCACGACTTACTGTCTTGAACGCAGACAAGTTGGATTCGGTCGCCAAATAATCCTGTTATCGCCCATTCGTATCTTTACCGGCCTCTCTGCCTTTCTAGCATACTATTTGTTAGAGGATAAACAGTTAGAGCGCTTCAACCCAATCGTCACTACATCAAAATTAGAGAAATTTGTACGCTTTAGAATTCATACTTCTAAAGGCACTATGATTACCACTGCTCGACCCAATTCCCTACTATGCTGCACTGTACCTGCTTCTGTAGATGAGTCCGTTGCTGGGGCTGCTCGCCTTGGCACGACAAACCTCCAACTTCCCACTGTTGTTAGCTGGATTGAGGACAGACCGTCGTCTGTCGTCTTAACTGAGTATTATCGATCGTATCTGCCCACCGTCATCCCCACTGTGTACCCCGTCGAAAAGTCCACTCGTGTTTACCAATACGAACCACGGAACTACGACCAGGAAGCTCGCGCAAAGCTTTGCGCATTCATGAGCCCTCTCGTGCACGGTGCGTTTGCGCCTGCAAATTGCCCATCCTCCGAAAGACGTTGCGTAAAAGGCCGTGTAAACGACCTTAAGAAGCCAGACCCAAAACCCACCCCGTTCATCACCCAGTGCATGAGCGAATTTGCTGAGCTTGTGATTGGAACCCTTACTTTGTCACCTGTATGCGTGGATGTTGTCGTGGAAAAACAAACCACACCCGCACAGAAATTGTCCCTTGCTCTCGCATTTGTTTGCGGGACTATAGTGAAGGCGATTCTGAAGTGTTTCGTAAAGGCTGAGGCGTACCCTGACGTCAAAGACCCTAGAAATATTTCCCAGTATAATAATCGAG